TAATTACATCGCTTTCCCTACTAATTCATCCTATTTTATTAATGTCCTATATAATTCACCACTTTACCCCGATACCGTCGCGGTCGGCGGTTTTTTTGCGGCAACTCCGAGTGATACTTATGATGGCTCAAACTTTTACCCAAGTGCCGTATTAAACTTTCTTTGTGTGGATGCTGTCACGTCTGTTATTGTCCCCCTTACTATGTCTGATGCTAACGGGTTTTACGGTGTAGATGGTGTAGTGACGACTATCAACGCACAATCCAATACATATTATACCCCCGCAACGCAACCGATTTTTATATTAGGGGGCAAATTTCAAAACATCGTCGGCTCATCTTCACAACCCGCTTCACGAACCGCCGTTTTTTGTCAAAACGGAACCATCCCTCCCGCTGACCGCTGGAACAGTTTCATAGACGCTGATGCTGACGTCAATAAAATATGGGTGCTGGATGACCGAGTTGTATTCGGTGGCCTTTTTAATGTCATCGGGGGTAATACTTGCCCCTATCTTGCTTTTAACGATAATACATTAGCCCCCTTAACCACCTCCCTAATTAATGGCTTTATCCCTCCCTCATCGGTTAACGCTGGTTTTGAATTATCATCTCCGGCATCCTGTTATTTCGGATGTAATGTTGATAACTCCACCTCTCCTCCTACATACCCCGTCTATACATTTGATTTGACGAATATGGCAACCACCCCTACCCTTTTCATCACCCCCGCTACCGAACTTCCAGCCGTCGCTACTGGATTTTCATCTGAAACTGGTGCTACTCTTGATTATATAGTCGGTCATAACAGCGGTGCTGATAATTTTTGTTATAAAGTTCAAACCCCCGACTTTATTGATTTAAACGGTGCTGTCCGCCTTCAAAATTGCTTCATAGATACCACAACCGGCATCCTTCCAGCATTCTTTCATCAGGCTTCTTTAGCCTCCGCAGTTCCTACTAACTACTATCTTTATTTCGCATCATCGGCTCCTGTTTCTATTACTACCACCCTTGCCTTACCTTTTGTATCCGCCCTCGCCCCTGCGAATAACTGGAAAACCATCACACTAGCGTCTAGGAATAATTTTGCTACCGGAACTGTGGTTCAATTCGGAGACACCGACCAGCGTATCGTTATTCTGGCTTCATTCGGCGCGACTTTTTCAAATTAAGGGCTATTCGCGAATTTCATCTACGATAAATTCGCTATTCGCGAATTTCTATCGCGTCCGCCACTATCTCATCATAATTCAACCCCGTCGCGGTGTGGATTTTCTTCATCCCTTTTTGAAACGCCGAGAGGTTCATATCATCCTCCATCAGGCACAGCACACGAAACACCACAAACGCTCCGCACGTATTCACATTACCATTCTTATTCTGTAAATCCATCTTGTTATATATCACCTTGAAACCATCCTTCTCCGCTTGATTTAACATATCTTCTAGATAATTGTGTGTCGCGTCCACCACCGCATTCTGTTCTGGCGTGTTCCACTCTAAACAGGAGTTCGGTGAATACGGGCTTGTCCCATAAGGGCAAAAAAACTCTATTGTATTCCCATACCGCAAAACCGCCACCCAGTGACCGTTCTGTGGCGTGTGTTCGTATAACAATACAAAATAATCTCTCGGACGCTTCAATATCGCCTGTATATTCGGGTAGCCTTTTAGTTCGCGAAACATCAGCACCTTCGCCTGTGGCAAATACAACTCAATATCCGCATCACTCATCGGCTCGGTTATGATTTTCTTCAGTTTAGAACTACCGCTCGGTTCATTAAAAACCGCGGATGCCTCCGGATTGCTTGGTCTATCCATCTTTGTTGTTTATATACCGATGTGGATGTTTTTATACGAAATTATATATAAAAACAACTGAATATTAATACCATAAAACATAATCCGAAAATGTCCTTGAATTCTCTCGGTGTATCACAACTCGCCATCCCCGCCGCGAGTGGTGCTGGTGCTGGAACCAATTTTTCCTATGCTTCTGGGTCTTACGCTGGTCTTACCCCCGCAAATTACGATGTTATTCTCGGGACTGCTGGCACCCCCGCGCAACCTTTCGTTGGTGGTTCCATCGCTGTAAACCTTAATCCTTTGAATATCACTTCCGCCGCACAGGCCGCCGCGTGTATAGTTGAAGCGTGGTATGTCATTCCCGCCATCCCCGCCGCCGGTGGTCCCACTACCATCGGTGCTAAATATGCTGGTCGCGTCGCATTCGCCGCAGGGCCTCCCGCCACCGCCATCCTCACCCTTAACGCTGTTGATGAAGCAGGCGCCATCGTCGGTGCCTTCGTCGGCACTTGCCATTTCCGCGTTTATGTCCCTCGCGCCGGTTTCTTCTAAATCGCTGGGCTGGGTAATTATCTAAATCAGGTATAAAACGAAAAATTGTATAATGTATATCGCCTTCGGATACATTATGCCTCGCTCTTTCAAATCCACTCCTTTTATGGACGAACTGTCCGCAAAAATGACTGAATACGGTCTCGCTGAAACCTCTAGGGTCTGTTATTTACGCAACCTAGAAATTTTAAATGACGAAAAGCCGGTTGATAATCTTCAATATCTCTTCTGTTTTGAGGAGGTTGAAAAAAAACTAACGAAATACTCAAAAAATACACAGCGGGTTTATTACACATCCATCCATTCCGCACTCAAACTTACATATCCTATTCCTGATGACGAGATGCTCCAGAGGATAGATATGTATCACGAGAGAATGATGAGGGTGGCGAGAGAACACAAACTCGTCCAAGGCAAAAAAACGAAGAAACAAGAAGATAACTGGGTCACGTGGGATGAAATTATAGATAAATGGGACGAAATGTATACCACTTTCAAACTCATACAAATACAAGGGGGCGTAAAACACTCATACGAATACACCTTTCTCCTTCACTTTGTAGTCCTAACCCTCTATGTGAAAATACTCCCTCGGCGCAATCAGGACTACCTAGAAATGGTAATCTCTCAAAAACGCCCCGACCCCCTTGACGACGCGCAAAATTATCTCATTCTGGATGAAAACAAGTTCATCTTTCAAAAGTTCAAGACCTTCAAGTCATTCGGCGTTCAAGAAGTAGATATCCCCGAAGACGTGATGGAGATTTTCTGGTTTTACATTAATTCCCGAAAAACCGACGGCGACCTTCCTACGATGGGGATTGACCTAAAAAAAGGTAAAACATTCCCCTTTCTTCTATTTATTACCGGCCGTCCATTTGACGTCGGCAACTCCATTACCCGCTGTTTAAATCGCGTATTCGCCCCTCGCAAGGTGGGTTGCGCGATGCTCCGCACTATTTTTGCTACGGATAATCTGTTAGAAGCGCAGGAGAAGAATAAGGCGATTGCGGATGGGATGGCACACAGCGTCAGCACACAGCAGAATATCTACATCAAGCACTAAACACACCATCTTTGATATCACCCACGGGGATATCCACGATATCGTTATCGTGTGATTGACGTCTACTCCTCATTACCAAATCTGCCTTTACAATATGGTTCGTATCCGGTTTGTTTATCACCACCTCTGTCAGGCCATTCGTTAGGGCTGGACGCTTTATGTTTTCGCCATCCACTTTCGGATACCGCTCCTTGTATTTTTCAATAATGTCGTCAGGTATAATCGGCGCCAACTCTTCTAGGTTCTTCACGTCCGTCCTAATGACGTTAAGAGCATCCTTCGCATCCATCCGCACATCACGCTCTAATGATAACTCAACCGCGATTTTTCGGTTTATCTGGGCGTATTGAAGGCTCACGAGGCGGTGCCGTTCGCTTCGCTGTGCCAATTGAAAATAACTGTCTAGGGCTTTAATACACCCTATAACAACACTAAAAATCCCTAGTATAATATTGATGTCATCAAAATCAATCTGGATGCCCGTCATAAAGCCGACCGCCGATGACCCTACAATCACAGGGATATTAATAGCGTTTGAATATAATGAGTATTTCTCGTGCGAGAGGCGGTGGAGGATGGATAGGCTCTCCGCTTTCTCCGCTTCATCTTTAAGCAGGTTTTCAAGATTGTCGTCGTAATCTATTTGCTTTGCCATATATATATAAACATAATACCGACCTTATGTTTATATAATGAGCGATTACTACCCTATACAGAGCCCCTACGGCTCTTCTACCGCCGGAACGCAATATAAAGATACCAGATATAAACGCCACGCTGAATGGATTGAACCTCTCGTCTCATCATTCACATCACATCTCTCAAAAGGCCATAATCGCATTTGCGCGGATTGTGGCGGGAACTTTTGTTTGACTGCGAATATCATTCGTCGCCATTTAGCATCGGAAAAGCATCTCCGCGCGGTGGATAAGTGGACGGAACAGGATGAAGCGGAAATGCTGGAATACAAGAAAACGTGTATGCCGAAAGGAAATAAACCTAAAAATCTCTCAACGGATAAGAATGGCGATAGAGTGGTATCTTGACTTATGCTCGGGCAGTAAGTCTATGAAGAACTTCTGCGATAAGAGGTATGTAAGTTTAGATATAGAACCGAAATATGCGCCTGATATTCTGGCAAGCATTCTGGACTGGGATTATAAGACCTATTTCGCTCAACACGGAAAACCAGTATTCATTTGGTTTAGTCCACCCTGTAATGAATATTCGTGCCTTAATTCTGCGAGGCCGGAAAAAACACCCGATATTGAGGGGTCTAACGCTATCGTGCGACGAGGGCTTGAAATCATCAATTATGCGGGCTGTAAGTTTGTTATTGAAAATCCCCAGACTGGCACCTTAAAAAAACAAGGAATATTAGACGAAATCCCTTTTACAGACGTGGATTATTGTCAGTATGATTACCCCTATCGCAAGAGAACGAGGCTCTGGAATAATATTGATTTCGTCGGTAAATTGTGTGAGCGGGGCGCGTGTCCTTTCATAACAAATGGTCGGCATCAATATTCTATCGGCAACAGCAGTTATAAAACGAACGTCCGAGAGATTGGTTTAAAACGGTCACGATTGGAGCAGAGATACAGCGTCCCAGAAAAATTACTAACAGAGATTAAAGAAAAAGCAGGTATATAATATATGCTTTACGCCTTAAAAGTGATGACTTACCATTCAGGCGAACATAAAAGAAAGGAGAAGTTTTTATATAATGACAGCGACAGCATCACTCCGCCATCTACGCCGTCGTCCGTCCCCTCCACGCCACGGGGTAAATCCCCCTCGCCGAGAGATTTATCCTGCGTCTGTTGCGGGTGGGCGTGTTGGTAATTATCTTTCAAAACGGACTTAAAAAGATAATTACCTATAACATCATAATAAAATGCCTCGTATCACTCAAGCACAGGTAAACGCATTCTTCCGTGTGAAGACGCCGTCCGTGGCGACGGATATGGCGGGTAATCAGGTCGTCATAGCGCCGTCAGTTGTGGTGGATGAGGAGAACTTTATGGCGAAGTTTGTTGAGATTGACGAGAGATTTGGAGTGCGAAAGGGTAATTATGCCATCAATCGCAAGGGGGAGATTTTAAATCTGCTTCAAAACCGTATTATGACGCCGACTTTATCACCATCCCACGGTTATATGTGCTTGGCACTT